CCTAACGAGAACTTTGGCAAAGGGTCAGGGTTCGATGATATGGAAGATGACCTAGAGCCTGTCTATGGTGCTGGTACTCCACCTAAGATGTTTAACCTACCGCCGAAGAAGTGATGGGTAAGCGTAATGGTAGACCGCCAAGTCTCAACTCTCGGTGGTTTTATCGTGAATTGACCATGCCAGACAAGCTAATCATGGCTTGTGCTGGTGATGGCAATATCTCTGATGGGTTCAGGAATGTCTTGGATACCTATCAAATCCTCTGGAATTGCGGATACCGCCCAGAGATGGATTTATATGATTTCTTAGGGGTAGATAAGGAAAGCCTTGAGAAGCCTCTTGTAAGCGGTTCTAAGGCGAATTAGAGGCATTGACAACACAAAGATTAGCGTTAGCTTTGCGAGAAACTAGAAGTGCATAACGAATGGCATTGTCATAACTAAAAGTCCTTATGACTTAAAGTAGTCAAGTACCCCAATAATGCACCATCCGCCTCTTTCCCTCTCCGCCTCCGCTAGCCAGCAATCCGCCGAGTCGGAAGTTATCCACAGGTTATCCACAGGTCGGCATCGAAGTTATCCACATTTGCACAGGTTGGTTTCATTTCCCATCTCAGATCGGTAATGTTTGTAATACCTTTTGTGATTTTGACTTAACATAATGGACATTGTATTAAATGGATTATGTAAGCGGTTTGTAAGCGTCCAGAAAACTCTAGCAAAATCAACGACTTACAGATGTTATCCACACTGTCCACAGTTGCCTGTGGATAACTCGCATCTGGCAATTTGCCTGTGGATAACTTTTGATGGGGGGGAGGGGGTGTGGTCGGTCGGTGATAATTGTGGGAGCATCCGCCCCTCTGAAAAAGCGAAAAGTCGAAAAGGGGCAACTCCCCCACTATCCCGCTACGAAAAAAAAGACTATTGACCTCTTATTTGCTATAGTCCCAACCTATCACGCCCACAAAGACAAGGACAATCGTGAAGATAGAACAGATTGACAGCATCCAAGATGAAGCCCCACAGCCACAGCTAGACAAGAAGAAAGCTGGCAGACCCAAGGGTATCTATGGTTTGAAGCGTCAGATACAGGAGTACGCAAGGAATCCTGACTTGGCACTTCCCAAGACTGATAGCCAGCGCATCAAGGACTTGAAAGATATGCTTATCAGGTCGAGTGGTAAGGATGTTGTGGAGAAGATGATCTCAATTGCGTTGAATGACAACCATCCGGCTCAAATGGCAGCTATCAAAATGTGCGTGGACAGGACACTGCCTGTCAGTATGTTTGAAAAGGATAAGAGCCAGAGGAGTGCAATCCACATCAATATTACAGGGATTGGCGCACCCACAGTCTCACCAACGACAATTGAGCCAGATGACATACAGGATGTAGAGGCTAAGAATGGCTGATCTGAGCTTTGCGCTATTGCCTTGGCAGCAAGAGGTATATGCCGACAAAACGAGGTTCAAGGTTGTGGTGGCGGGTAGACGGTGCGGTAAGTCAAGGTTAGCTGTCACTACGCTACTGATTGAGGGGTTGAGTTGTCCGGCTGGCAGTGCGGTGCTGTATGTCGCCCCTACCCAAGGTCAGGCTAGGCAGATTATTTGGGATGTTTTGCTGGACATTGGGCGAGAGATCATCACCAGTAGCCATGTGAACAACATGGAAGTCACCTTGGTTAATGGGGCAAAGATATATGTGAGGGGGTCAGACAGACCCGACACCTTGCGGGGTGTGAGTCTGACTTACGCTGTACTGGACGAGGTTGCCGACATTAAGCCTGAGACTTGGGAACAGGTAATTAGGGCAAGTTTGAGTGATAAAAAGGGTAAGTGCCTCTTTATTGGGACTCCAAAGGGTAGGAACTGGTTCTATGATTTGTACAACTTAGGGCAAGAGGAGAGCGATGAGGATTGGAAGTCGTGGCACTTCACTACCAAAGACAACCCCCTGATAGACCCTACTGAAATCGAGAGCGCAAAGAAGACCCTATCTAGCTTTGCTTTCAAGCAAGAGTATATGGCTAGTTTCGACAATGCTGGCTCAGATGTCTTCAAAGAGGAATGGCTGAAGTATGGGGAGATACCTGAGCAGGGTTCATACTTCATAGCGGTGGACTTGGCGGGGTTTGAGGAGGTGGCAAAGCAAGCCGCCAACTCTAAGAAGCGTTTAGACCAGAGTGCCATTGCGGTGGTGAAGGTGACAGAGGACGGCAAGTGGTATGTTGAGAAGATTGAGTTCGGGCGGTGGGACATTCGCACCACTGCTGCTAATATACTGTTGGCGATAAGGGAGTACAAACCCTTATCCATTGGGATTGAGCGTGGAGCATTAAAAAATGCGGTACTTCCCTATTTGAGCGATTTAATGCGAAAATCCAACATATATGCACATATTGTGGATTTGACTCATGGGAATCGCAAGAAGTCAGACCGAATCATTTGGGCATTGCAAGGACGCTTTGAGCATGGCAGAATCGTGCTTAACAAGGATGAGGATTGGTCAGAGTTTGTAGACCAGTTGCTGATGTACCCATCTCAGGGGGTGCATGACGATCTTCCTGATGCGTTAAGTTATATAGATCAGTTATCTATAACCTCATACTTTGAGGCAGATGATGAAGACGAGTGGCAACCAATCGACATCATTAGTGGGGTTTAAATGGCAAGAGAAGATAGCTTCGACATATTTGGTGCTGACCCATTTGGGCGTGACATCATCTATGGGCTATCTAGTGGAAATGATGGAATGGGTCTTGCGCCTTATGGAACTCGTTATTCTGAAAGCGTAAACCAACCGATAACTGCCAAAGGTCGAGGTTACCTTGGTAATGTTGGCACTATTCAAGACCCGATGACAGAGCTGTCTGCATCTTCCGACTTTGGAGGTAGAACAGTTCAGTATCCATTAGTTGTGCCGACTCTGAATGCTGATGAGTTGAACCTGTTGCGTTCTGGCGGTGAGCCTACACAAGATATATATAGCAAGGCACAACAGTTTGCTTTGGACAGGTTGTCTCGTGGACTAGACCCATTTGCTACAACACAAGAGTTGCGTTACCCACAGCCACAAGGTTTGAACCCTGCGCCTAGTACAGACCGAATGCAAGCAACCCCTAGAGGGTTCATCTCTGGCTTATTCTCTGATGTTCTTGGTGGTACTCTGAATATGCCATCCATGCCGAGAACTGGTGTTCCCTCATTGGATTTGCTTTACGCCAATAGAAATTCTCTTTTTAATGCCGTTGGTGTCGGTGATGTCCAGAAGACTGCTGAACGCATCTCCTATGGTCAACCTCTGACCACAGGGTCGGGCATGACATTGCGCCCAAGGGAAGAAGCTATCAATGCGGCAATGACAGTTATCCCTTTGGCTGGTCAAGGTGGCAGGGTTGCTAATCAAGCGGCAATGAATGTTGGTCGTGCTGGTGCTAGATATGCTGAAAGGGTTGTGCCTCAAGTCATGGAGCGTGGTGGTTTGCCAGCGCAGTTGCTTGGGGATATATCAAGAGGTAGCGTAAGTCCTCTTGATGTTTATCATGGTACGCCTCACACACTACCACCCACAGAGCGCAACCCATTGGGTGAGTTTGATGCCTCAAAGATTGGAACTGGTGAGGGGGCGCAATCTTATGGTTATGGAATTTATGTTGCTGAAAATCCTGCTGTAGCTAAAGAATATCAGTTCATGGAACAAAACTGGTTTGATACCAGTAAAGCAAAGTATAAGGGTAAGTCTATTGACACTTGGTATGAACAAGCCCAAAAAGATCAGGAACGAGCATTTAGGACAAACAACAAGGCATTAGAGAAAGATGCCACAGCGAGGTTGGCTTATTGGGAAAACATAATGACCCATAACCATCCTGAAAATGTCCTAAAACAATTCACAGACCCTGAATATGGTTGGGATGCGGCAACGAACTATGCCAAGTCAATTGACTTAGGTAAGTTTGAGGGCATCCCTCGTACTGGAAACCTCTACAAAGTTGATCTTCCTGACGAGAAGATTGCAACCATGCTGGATTGGGATAAGCCATTGAGTGAACAGTCTCAATATGTTCAAGATGCAATGACAAAAATTGGGATGCCATTAAATAAAACTGGTAAAGAGGCTTATGAGGGTATTGGTTATGAAATGGGTCGGCAAAAAGGGTCTACTCGATCAACTGTTGTTCCTTTTAATCCCGCTGAGGCATCTAATTTTTTACAGCAACAAGGCATCGCTGGCATCAAGTATTTTGACGAGGGTTCAAGAACTGCTGGACAAGGAACTCGCAACTTCGTAGTCTTCCCTAACGAGGAAAAGAGCATGACCATTCTTGAGCGTAATGGTATGCCAGCAACCCCAATTGAATCCCCCACATTTACTGACCCCTTTGGAAATACAATCGGTTCATCAATAAGGTAACACTATGGCAACAGACAAAGAAGTCAAACTAGAACAGAATGAGTTTTATGAGCCAACTGAGGCTGATAAAGAACTGACCGATTTCATCACTAGCCACTGCGACAAGTGGCGAGATTGGCGTGATGCTAACTACCTCCCCGCCTACCTAGAGTACGAGCGCATCTTTCGTGGTACATGGGCATCTGAAGACAAGACTCGTGAGTCAGAGCGTAGCCGTATCGTTACCCCTGCCACTCAGCAAGCAGTTGAGACTCGCCATGCTGAAATCATGGAAGCAATCTTTGGACAAGGCGACTTCTTTGACATTGAAGACAATATCCAAGATGTAAACGGCATGGCTATTGATGTTGAACTGATTAAGGCTCAACTGGCTGAAGACTTCAAGAAAGACAAAATCAGAAAAGCTATCGACCAGATCGAATTGATGGCTGAAATCTATGGGACAGGCATTGGCGAGATTATTGTCAAGACTGAAACTGAGTATGTCCCCTCAACTAGAGCCATTCCTAATCAACCCGGACAAGCTGCAATTGGTGTGATGGAAAGAGACAGAATTTCTGTCAAGATCAATCCTATCAATCCAAAGAACTTCTTGTTCGACCCCAACGGAACTACGGTCGATGACTGTATGGGGGTGGCGATTGAGAAATACGTCTCTATCCACAAGATTGTGCAAGGCATTGAAAAGGGTATCTACCGCAAGGTGGACATTGGTACTACCAGTGAAGACACTGACCTAGAGCCTACCCAAGAGATTAGCCAGTACCAAGATGAAAAGGTGCTTTTGCTTACCTATTACGGTCTTGTGCCTAGAGAATACTTGAACAACTTAGAGGAAAACAAGGACATTGTTGACTTGTTCCCTGAGAACTCAGCGGCTGAAGATTACACCGACATGGTTGAAGCTATTGTTGTGATTGCCAATGATGGGATGTTGTTAAAGGCTGAAGAAAACCCATACATGATGAAAGACAGGCCAGTTCTGTCTTACCAAGACGATACAGTTCCTAATCGTTTGTTAGGTCGTGGCACAGTGGAAAAAGCATTTAACATGCAAAAAGCCATTGATGCACAGACTCGCAGCCACTTGGATTCACTGGCATTAAGCACTTCTCCCATGATTGCAATGGATGCAACTCGTTTGCCAAGGGGTATGAAGTTTGAGGTAAAGCCCGGAAAAGCTATTCTCACCAATGGCGCACCCTCTGAGATTCTCTATCCATTCAAGTTTGGTCAAACTGATCCAAACAACCTTGCAACTGCCAAAGACTTTGAGAGAATGTTGCTACAAGCTACAGGAACTCTAGACTCCAACGGCATGATTAGCCAAGCTAGTCGTGATGGTGGCGGTATGTCAATGGCGGTTGCCTCAATTATCAAGAAATACAAGCGTACTCTGGTGAATTTCCAAGAAGACTTCCTGATTCCATTCATCAAAAAGGCGGCTTTCAGGTTCATGCAGTTTGATCCAGAGCGTTATCCCTCTGTTGACATGAATTTCATTCCTACTGCCACCCTTGGCATCATTGCTCGTGAGTATGAACAGCAGCAATTCATTGGTTTGTTGCAGACTTTGGGTGCTGACACCCCTGTTTTGCCTATTTTGCTCAAAGGTATTGTAGGAAACAGCAGTTTGTCTAACCGCATGGAGTTGATTGCCAAGTTGGATGAGATGATGCAACCTAATCCTGAGCAACAGCAGATGCAACAGGCTCAACAACAGTTGGCATTGCAAGCGGCACAGGCTCAGATTGCTGTAAACACTACTCAGGCTGAACAAAACAGGGCAGAAGCTACTAAATTGTCTGTTGAAGCTCAGTTAATGCCTCAAGAAGTGCAAGCTAAGATGAGTGCAAGCCTGACTAAGAATCTTCCAAACCAAGATGATTTGGCTTCTAAGGAATTTGATAAGAGAGTTAAGATTGCTGAACTGATGTTAAAAGAAGCTGACATCAAGAACAAATCTAAGATTGTTGAACTGCAAATGGCAAACAAACAAGAGAATTTACGTTCAGTTGAGAACGATTTTCTAGATCAACTGTCTGGAGCATTGAAATGAGTTTATTGCCAAACCTTGACCAGATGACAGATAACGAGAAGTTGGCTGTTCTTGAGTCTATACAAAAGTCAATTGCTGAAAGCAAAGAGATACAAAAGAAGAAGATTGGTGAGAATGTTGACTTGGTTGTCCAAGCACTGAAGAAGATTGAAGCAGATATTCGTGATCGTTTTGATGCGGTGGGTAGCACCATTGAAAAACGTGTTGCATCTATTCAAGATGGGCAAGATGGTAAAGACGGCAAGGATGGTCGTGACGGCAAGGATGGCAAGTCAGGCAGAGATGGATTAAAAGGCGACAAAGGTGCTGATGGTCAAGCTGGTCGTGATGGTGTAGACGGTGTTGATGGCGTATCAGTAGTTAATGCAAATATTGACTTTGATGGTTCTTTGATTATTAGCCTGTCTGATGGTCGAGAATTAAATGTTGGTGAGGTTGTATCCGCTGACATTGCTGAAAAGATCAAAGTCATCAGCACCATGTCTACCAATGGGGCAATTGCTGTAAAGGAAGAAGGCACTACGATTACCAGTGGTGTTAAGAGTTTTAATTTTGTTGGTACAGGCATTACGGCAACTACATCAGGGGATGATGTAACAGTAACAGTAGCAAGCGGTTCTGGCACAGTCACAAGTGTGGCGGCTACTGCTGGCACAGGCATCAGTATCACTGGCAGCCCAATCACTACCTCTGGTACTTTAAACATTACCAACACTGCACCAGATCAAACAGTAGTGTTGACTGCTGGCACAGGAATTAATACAAGCGGAACATATCCTAGCTTTACTGTTACTAACTCAGCACCTGACCAAACGGTCGCTTTGACTGCTGGTACAGGTATTAGTACAAGTGGCACTTATCCTAACTTCACAATTATCAATTCTGCGCCAGATCAGACTGTTGCTTTGACCCAAGGCGGTACAACAACAATCACTGGCACTTACCCTAATTTCACCATCTCCTCTGCTGACCAATTCCAAGGAACGGTTACCTCTGTTACAGGTACTTCTCCAGTTGCGTCTAGTGGTGGTGCTACCCCTGATATTTCATTGGCGGCAAGTTATGGAGACACTCAAAACCCTTATGCGTCTAAGACTGCCAACTATGTTTTAGCCGCACCTAATGGGGCTTCTGGAGTACCAACATTTAGAGCAATCGTTGCGGCTGATATTCCTACATTGAATCAGAATACAACAGGTACGGCATCTAATGTCACTGGTACTGTTGCCATTGCTAATGGTGGTACTGGTCAGACTACTGCAACAGCGGCATTTGATGCTCTTGCACCTAGCCAAACAAGTAACTCTGGTAAGTACCTAACTACTAATGGAACTACAACCAGTTGGGCAACAATTTCTGCAACAGGAACAGTTACAAGTGTTGCGGCAACAGTTCCATCATTCTTGTCTATTTCTGGTTCTCCTATTACAACCAGTGGGACATTGGCAATTAGCTTATCAGGTACGGCATTGCCAGTAGCTAATGGTGGAACAGGTGTTACAACTTCTACAGGTTCTGGTGCAAATGTATTAGGAACATCACCAACACTGACAACACCAACAATTAACTCTGCACAAGTTGCAACCGTGTCAGGCACTGCGCCACTTTATTTTGCAAGGGCTTGGGTTAACTTTAATGGAACTGGAACTGTTGCTATTCTTGCTAGTGCTAACGTGACTTCAATTACAGATAGTGGCACAGGTGAATACATAGTAAACATAACAACAGCAATGCCTGATGCTAATTATGTGGTTGGAGGAACAGCATGGTATGCAGGAGACAACTCAAATCCACCAGGAGTAATGATGCTAAGTAGAAAAACTGGATCAGTGCAAACAGCATCCGCAATATATGTGCAATCGGCTGTTACTGGAAGTGGTGCTATTGATTGTCAGCGTGTAGAAGTTTTTGTAATTAGATAAAGGATAACTATGACAAAGCGAATAATTTATCCAACTGATGATGGTGGGGTGGCTATTATTATTCCATCTCCAGAAGCACTCGAAACAATGACTATTGAAGAAATTGCATCTAAGGATGTTCCTGTCGGTAAGACATTTAAAATTATTAATACATCAGATGTTCCAACAGATCGCACATTCCGAAATGCATGGGAGTATTCAGAATGATTGTCATCAATATTGATAAAGCCAAAGACATTGCCCACGACAAGCGTAGAGAAGCTCGATCTGCTGAGTTTGCGCCTTTGGATATTAAGGCAACCATTCCATTTGAAGCAGAAGCCGCAGAATCTGCAAGAGCAGTTATCAGAACTAAATATTCCACTATGCAAACTGCTATTGACTCCGCAACCACCATTGACCAAATAAAAGCGGCTATGCCATGACCCCAGAACTACAAAAGTATTACGAATCCCGATTTGAGATGATGGGGATGGATGGTTGGAAAGATTTAACTATTGATATTGACAATATGATAGAGTCACTCAATAATATAAGCGTAATTCCTGATGAAAAGACTTTGCAGTTCCGCAAAGGTGAACTTTCCATCTTGACTTGGCTGAAAACCTTGAAAGAGGTCAGCGAACGAGCTTTTGAGGAATTGAATGAAAAGAATGTTTGATTTTGCCTGTGCAAATGGGCATAAAACTGAAAGACTTGTTGATTATGAGACAACGAGTTTTCGATGTGAGTGCGGAGAAACAGCCAACCGTACTCTATCTGCTCCTAACTTTAAGTTAGAAGGGTGGTCTGGTTCTTTTCCATCAGAGCATGGGAAGTTCGAGAAAAAACACCTAG